AGGCAGCCACGGAGCCGCCACCATATGCGCATCGGAAAGCACATTCAAATTTAGTCGCCGTTGAAATTCTGACATGTCCATACCTTTTCTAATTGCAATTGAACGTTCAACCCGCCCGACTGAGCAGCGTGTAACTCTGGATGGGGCGGCCCTTGACCTGGACGCGCCGCGCTCTGCCCTTCTCATCCAACAAGGGGTCCGCCCGAACCGCTGATTTGATCTGCCAGCCAAGATTCATGTTCAGTGATGCTTTTGCAGCATTCCCACGCGACATGGCTGACCCACCGACCACCCGCTCATAGTCTTCAAGGAACGTCGGATCGGCGAACAGAGCATCAATAACGGTAAGGGTAAAATGCGGGTCGAATTTGCCTTCGATGTCCAGTTGAACTGCCATGGCGACCGCCCTTGAAATCAGGCTCTCGGTCAAAAATACACGGTCCCTTTCCTCCAAAGACATCAGTCCAGAATGGGCAACGTGAAGTCGAACCAATCGTTGAACATAGGCGTTCACCTCCAGCCCTTCCTTTCGCGCAAGGACCTCGAGAGAGGTCACGATCGAGGTTTCCATTCGGAGAGCGATGGTCACAGAGTCAGACATGGAATCTCCTCACATGCAAACATATGCGCACAAGCCGCCCGCCCTGTCAATACATGCTTACATGTGGTGCGAGATTTTGACTTAGGTTCCTTGTTCGAGCATTCGCGGCTCAGAGCGCGGTGAATAGGGCGAACGCGATCTCAAACATCTACCCTCTTGTGCCCAACCATCTAACTCTCGCCCTTACGCGCAGAAACATCGTGCTTTTCAGGGTTGAGCTTTTGATGTGGCTTGGAAATGGCTCTAATCTTCTACCAGTCACCAAAGTTTACAAACATTCCCAATAGCTTGCCGAATTTCTGCCATGCGATTCTCCCCGCATGCGCAGCCTGCTTCACCGTCTCATTGCCCGCCCCGGCACTCGCGCGTTTGACGCTGCGGGTGGCGGGGAGGCGTTCGGAGAACGCGCGGTTGCCGACCATTCCCGACTTTTCCCAACCGCTCTGATACCCCGGAGGCGCTGGAGATGAGACAATCCGCGCCATGCGGACGCTCCTCAATCGCCTTTTCGGCTTCACGCGCACGCGCGGCTTTGACGCTGCGGGTGGTGGTCGTCGTTGGGAAGGGGCACGGACGGTTGATGGGCTGAACACGGCGATCCTGGCGGGCGCTACCACAGCGGCGCGACGGGCCGGGTGGTACGCCCGCAACAACCCGTGGGTTGCGGCGGCGGTGGACAGCCTCGTGGGCAATGTCGTCGGCGCAGGCATCAAGCCGCAATCCACCCATCCCGACCGCGCGGTGCGCGAACGGCTGCAGGTGCTGTGGCTGCGCTGGACAGATCATGCCGATCCCGGCGGGCTTGCCGACTTCTACGGGCTGCAGGCCATGGCCGTGCGCGCGATGGTCGAGGGTGGCGAGAGTTTCGCACGGCTGCGTGTCGTTCCGGACGCCCCTGCCGTTCCCCTGCACATCGACCTGCTGGACCGGGACCAGGTGCCGCTGGACCTGCACCGCGACATCGGCAGTGGCGCGCGCATTCGGGCGGGGATCGAGTTCAACGGCGCTGGGCAGCGTACCGCGTATTGGGTGATGCGCGACCGGCCCGGCGATCCTCTGACCTCCCTGCGGCTGGAACCGCTGCGCTTGCCCGCCACCGATTGCCTGCATCTGTTCAAGCCTCTGGCCGCTGGCCAGTTGCGCGGGATCACCTGGCTTGCGCCCGTACTGCTGCGGCTGCACGAGTTGGACCAGTTCGAAGATGCGGCGCTGGTGAAGGCCAAGGTGGCTGCGCTTTTCACCGGCTTCATCACCGATCCGGATGGCACGGCGGGCGGCCTGAGCGGGGCGAACACGAACGGTGCGCTGACCGTCGGCATGGAACCGGGCAGCCTGATCCCTCTGCCACCCGGCACCGACATCCGGTTTTCCAACCCGACCGAGAGCGACGCCTACGGACCATTCGTCAAGAACCACCTCCGCGCCGTCGCCGCTGGCATGGGCCTCCCCTACGAACTGGTCTCGGGCGATCTGGAGGGCGTGACCTATTCCTCGATCCGTGCCGGGCTGATCGAGTTTCGTCGCCGGGTCGAGCAGTTGCAGCACAATGTGGTAGTGCATCTGTTCTGCCGCCCGGTCTGGGACCGCTTCGTGCGGCTGGCGGTTCTGTCGGGCGATCTGCCAGCGAGGGACTTCGACCGCGATCCCGCCGCCTACCTCGGCTGCGAATGGCTCCCGCCGAAGTTCGATTACGTCGATCCCAAGAAAGACGTCGAGGCCGAGATCCTCGCCATAAACGCTGGTCTGAAAAGCCGCACGCAGGCGATTTCCGAACGGGGCTACGACGCCGAACAGGTCGATGCCGAGATTGCTGCCGACAAGGCACGCACCGACGGGCTGGGCCTGAGCTTCGGTGCGCCGCCTGTCCAGAACGAGGACATCCCTTATGAATGACACCGTCACCCTGCTGACACGCCGCGCTGACCTAGCACCGGCCAGTGCTGATCGCGACGCCCGCACCGTCGAGGTGATCTGGTCCACCGGCGCGCCCGTGCGCCGCCGCGACATGGCTGGCCAGTACGTCGAACGCCTCAGCCTTGCGCCCGAGGCGGTGGACTTGTCGCGACTGCAAGGTGCCAGCGTGCTGGATGCGCATCGGCAATCCGCCGTCCGCGATGTGCTGGGCAGCGTGCAATCCGCCACCGTCGATGGCCAGCGCGGCACGGCGCTGATCCGCTTCTCGGCCCGACCAGAGGTGGAACCGCTCTGGCAGGACGTCCTGTCAGGGATTTTGCGCCATGTCTCGGTCGGCTATTCGGTCGAGGAATGGGCCGAGACCACCGAGAACGGCGGGCGGGTGCTGACCGCCGTGCGCTGGACGCCCCACGAGATTTCTCTTGTCCCCACCCCGGCTGACCCGGGTGCCCGCATTCGCATGGAGACCATCATGACCGACACCACCATCACGCCTGCACCGCCCGAAATGCAGACCCGCGCCGCGATCAACACGGAAATCCGCTCCATCGCCCGCATCGCCGGGCTGGACCAGTCCTGGATCGACGGACAGATCGACGCCGCCGCGGATGCCAACACCGCACGGCGCGCTGCCTTCGAGGCGCTGGCGACCCGCAGCGCGCCGACGATCCGCACCGAACAGGTTCGCGTCGAGATTGGCGAGAGCCAAGATGACCCCGCCCTGCGCGCGCGCCAGATGGGCGAGGCCCTTTATGCGCGCATCAACCCGCGCCACGAACTTTCTGAACCGGCCCGCCGCTATGCCTATGCCACGCCGGTGGACATGGCGAAGGAACTGCTGACCCTGCGCGGCGAGTCCACCATGGCGCTGTCGCCCGCCAGCCTCGTCACCCGTGCCCTGCACACCACATCCGACTTTCCGATCATCCTCGGCAACACCGTGGGCCGCGTGCTGCGCGATGCCTACCAGGCCGCACCTTCCGGCATCCGTCGCCTCGGCCGCCAGACCTCGGCACGGGATTTCCGCTCGGTGAACAAGATCATGCTGGGCGAGGCCCCACTGCTGGAAAAGCTGAACGAGCACGGAGAGATCAAGGCCGGGACCATGGCCGAGGCGCGCGAGGCCTACAAGATCGAGACCTGGGCAAAGAAGATCGGCATTACACGGCAGGTGCTGGTGAACGACGACCTTGGCGCGTTCTCGGACCTTGCCCGCCGCATGGGCCAAGGGGCTGCCGAGACCGAGGCGCGGATCCTCGTCACCCTGCTAGAGGCGAACAGCGGCAACGGCCCGACGCTGTCGGACACCAAAGCGCTGTTTCATGTCGATCACGGCAACAAGGCGGCAAGCGGCGCGGTGATTTCCGATGCCACGCTGTCTGCAGCCCGGCTGGCGCTGCGCACGCAGAAGGGGATCGACGGGCGCATCATCCGCGTGACGCCCAAGAATCTGCTGGTGCCGCCTGCGCTGGAAACGGTCGCCGAGAAGTGGCTGGCGACCATCGCACCCGCCACAGCCGCCGATGTGAACCCGTTCTCGGGTGCCATGTCGCTGGTGGTAGAACCCCGCCTGTCCAGCGCAACGCGCTGGTATGTCACCGCCGATCCGGGCGAGATCGACGGCCTCGAATTCGCCTATCTCTCGGGCAACGAAGGGCCCCAGGTGGAAAGCCGCTCTGGTTGGGACGTGGACGGCGTGGAAATCCGGGTGATCCTCGACTTCGGCGCAGGCTTCATCGACCACCGGGGCTGGTTCCAGAACGCAGGCGCGTGACGTGGCCGACCTCGCCCAACTCACCGCCTGGCGCGATGCCCTGATGGCCGCCCGCTATCAGGGCATCCGCACCGTCGAATACGACGGCAAGCGGGTGACCTATGCCAGCGATGCCGAGATGGCCGCCGCGCTGGGCGACCTC